ACTGTCCAACCGCGCCTCCGTTGAAAGCATCGGAAGCGATATGACGCAGAACCACGGCGTGGTCCTGCATCTCGCCTTTCACAGCTTCGATTGCGAAACACGGAACAGTCCAGAGTCCGCCGTTGCTGGGAATCGACTGGACAATCCGATCCGCTTCGGACTGGGTAAGTTTATAATCTTCCTGCAAATCTGGAGTGTCGGCCAGAACTTGCATTTTATGCACGCATTCTTGCGCGTCATCCCGCGTTAATTTGATTATCATTTCGTTTTGCATTTGCTTCGCTGCGCGAGTGATTGCACAGCGGCTCGAATACAAAAAACTAAGCAATGTATTCGTTTACTTCTGACAGTTTCAAAATCACAATGCGCGGGCTCTTTTCAAGAGTTTTGAAGTTGGCGTATAAAACCCCTTGCGAATTGTAAATACGATCAGCGTGGATTTTCGTTCCAGCGTCAACCACTTTGACTTTGACAAAATGGCCACTCGCGGTGCGAACTGAATCGAAATAATCTTGTTTGAGTCTCAGTGTGTTTTCGTTTTTCATCTTGTGAACAGAATACGCGAGAGTGGCGAACGAGCAAGAGAAAAAGAAAAGATTTTTTCATTTACGCCGTAACCTGTTGCCAATGAATGAAATAAAAAAGCAGATTTTTTTCAGATAATAGCAGTGAAAATGCATGTTGAAACGATAATCCTATCGAACTTTCAGGCCCACAAGGACTTGCGCCTGGCACTTTCGCCCATTACTTCCATCGTCGGCCCCTCTGACATCGGCAAGAGCGCAATCCTTCGTGCGTTGCGCTGGTGCTGTCTGAATGATTTTGCGGGGGATGACTTCATCACTTGGGGCGAGAAGGAAACTTTTGTGCATCTGCTCATTCGCGAGCAGAAGAAAGTTTTTCAAATCATCCGCACGAAATCCGCACGGCACAATGCCTATGCGCTCGACAAGGAAGAATTCAAAGCGGTTGGCACGGGAGTGCCTGATCGAATTTCAAACCTCCTCAGGCTCAGTGAAATCAATTTCCAGGGCCAGTTCGATTCCCCTTTTTGGTTCAGCGAGTCTGCCCCGGAAATCTCACGGCAGTTGAACCGCGTGATTGACCTTTCAGTTATTGACACCTCACTATCGTTCATCGCCTCGGCTGTGCGCAGTGCATCAGAGCGGGTGGCATTGCTCACAGAACGGCTGGAGGGCTGGCGCAGGGAGCAGAACGAGCTTGAACCGCAGCGAGCCAGGGCGGCGCAATTCAGGGCACTTGAGAAACTGGAGCAAAAACAAAATGAAGCTGAAGAAAATCACGATCACCTTTTCACCCTCCTCGCCCGTATCGATTCCAATAGTGCTGGCGAGTTGCAGGAGCAGGCGGAAGATGCCCTGGCTCTTTTTGGCACGGCGCGAGGGTGGCGGAATCTTTCTCTGGATGTCGAGGCACTGCAATCGATCCTTGGCCGAATAGATAACCTGGGCACGTGGGCCGAGCCGCCAGACTTCTCAGGCGTGGAAACGGCCAGGGCGGTGCTGATCCAGAAAAGCTATTTTTGCGCCTCGCTGGAAAAACTGGTTGAGGCGATCACGGAGGCAGATAATAATTGTGTGGACTTGCACGAGACATTTTTAGCCTGCGAAGAAAAGTTCCACCGGGAAATACAAAATCAAATATGCCCACTGTGCGGAAAGAAACTGTAAAGCCCATCGCCGTCCTCTGCTCGGACCTGCACCTGAGTTTGACCGCGCCCGCTTGTCGCGCCGACCCGGACTGGCTTCATGTGCAGGCGGAGTATCTCGGGCAACTCCGGGAATTCTCGGGGAGACGCAATCTTCCGGTTTTGTGCGCCGGGGATATTTTTGATCGGTGGAACGCGCCACCCGAACTGATCAACTTTGCTTTGGAGCATTTGCCGGATGGAATGATTTGCATACCGGGACAGCATGATTTGCCGGGGCATAACCTGAATGAGATGCACCGCAGTGGATACGGCGTGCTGGTCAAGGCCAATAAAATTATAGACGTTTCGGATGGATCGTGGAGGACCTTTGATGATTTTTTCCTAAAAGGATTCCCTTGGGGTAATCTGTTGAGTCCGTCCGGAAACCAGCATGGACTCAAGGTGGCGCTCATTCACAAATACATTTGGATGCCTGATTTCTCCTACCCAGGCGCGCCCAAAGAATCGATGGCGATTGCCGTTGAAAAAGAACTGGGTGGATACGATGTGGCGGTATTTGGAGACAACCACATCCACTTCTCAGTCAGTTCACCGCCGTGCCATATTTGGAACTGCGGCGGCTTCATTCGGCGCAAGTCAGATGAAATCGCCTACCAACCCAGTGTGGGCATCCTTCACTCGGACGGCAGCATCAAACGTCATCGTCTGGACACGTCGATTGATCGATTCCATCCCAAATCGGAGACGCGGGACGCCATCGCCGTGAATATGAAGGAATTCATCCAGAGCCTGGAGAGCCTGGGCGAGCATGGCCTGGACTTCAGGGAGGCGGTGAAGCGACATCTTGCCAGTGACAAGGTGGAGAATAGTGTGCGTGGGATTGTTTTGGAGGCGATTGAACATCATGATTAAAATATTGAAAGATTGGACCTTGCCCATTTTGGGTGGGATAGGGCTTGCCTTTGCCCTCTCGATTATCCTCAAACCAAAATCAGCCCTAACACCGGAAGGAAGTGCCGTGTTCTATTTGGATGGACATGCCTTTTGTAGTCACAGTTTTCCGGACAATCCGAAATTGGATGCGGTCGTTATTCATCTTCCAAGTTGCCGCTGTGGATGGAGGAAACGATAATGGACGAAGCGAAATTCAAAAAACTAAAGGCGGAGGTTGAGGATGCCCGGGCAAACGCTGCGCGAGCGCAAGGCGCCCTGGCGCAGTTGCAGGCGCAACTCAAGTCCGAATTCAAGGTTGATTCAGTCAAGGCAGCGAGGAAGCTCCTCGAGGATTTGAAACTGGACAAGGCCGATGCCGAAATGCTGTTCAACAAGGCCCTGAAAAATTACGAGCAGAAATGGAAACAGTGAAGCACTTCAATTTAATAATGGACCTGTTCCGTATTGGTGTGGCTGCCGCGTTGCTCGCGATCCTTTCAGGGATTGCCTTCGGTATCTGGAAATTCGCAATGGGCATACCATGAACTGGCAGGCAGAACAAAACGAAGTGGCCGAGCTTGAGCAGCGCCTTGACTTCCTGCGCCGATCAGTCGAAACGGACACCTCGGAGCTTGGCAAGGCGGAGCAGAGGCACACGGACACGTTGCATGCGCAGGAGATTCTCCAGCTTCTCTCGAAAGCGATCCAGCAGAAGGCCCATGAGAAAATTGCCGGAGTGGTTACGAACTGCCTTCAGGCGGTGTTCGGCGATCAGGCCTACACGTTCAGCATTCAATTCGAGATGAAGCGGGGCAAGACCGAGGCCAGGCTGATTTTCAAGCGGGGCGAAATGGAGGTTGATCCAATCTCAGCTTCCGGAGGCGGGATGATTAACGTGGCCGCGTTCGCCTTAAGGGCTGCGTGCCTCGTCCTGCACCGGCCCCGCTTGTCTCCTTTGCTCGTTTTGGATGAGCCGTTCGGGCATGTCAGTGTCGAATACCAGGACAATGTTCGCACGATGCTTGAGCAGTTGAGCAAGGACCTGGGCGTGCAACTGGTCATGGTGACGCACAACGAAAACTACGCCACCGGGAAGATAATAAGGTTGTGAGATGCTTTTCCAAATCACAGCTCCGCACTTTTGTGCCGGATTTGGTTTCACCAATGGAGTGGATCAAATTGCGCCAATCATCCGTTACATGCGGGATTGGAGCCTGGAAAAGATTGAAGCGTATTGCGAAAAGAAAGGATGGACCATGGCGCTGATTCAACCCAACCTTCCCATCCAGCCCGCGCAAGCAGAGATGATCACCTGCCAAATCTGCGGTAACACCTGGACGACGGACAACTCAAATGCAATCAAGCGGGCGTGGAAACATAAAATGGTTGCCCACATCCACGGTCCCCTGTGTGATTTCTGTTGGACGCTTTACTCGCTGCGCAACCAGGCAAACGTGCAGGGCCTGAGCCTGCGCCAGGTCGTGAAGGATTTTCTTTGGGGCGAAGCCCAGCGAACACACAAGTCCGTGGATGAAATATGGCAAAAGAATACGTAGTGAATGATGGAATGCTGGTACCGCCCGATTGGGTGGGTGGCAAAAAGGCCACCGTCGCCGAGTGGGGCCAGAGGGAATACGAATCCGGAAAGTCTGTTGGGTGGGAGCAAGGCGTGGAAGCCGCCTCCAATAAAATACTGGATTGCGCTGCTGACCTTTTCAAGAAAGGCAAGGACCAGCAGGCGCAGAACATACGGGAATTGGCCGAAACAATCCGAAAGCTAAAACATGGCAACTGAAAAAGTAAAACTCTGGTACATGAATGAGACGGTGCGCGCCTACCTGTTCTCGAAAATCCCGAGCAGCAGGCAGGGCGACAAGACCGATCAGGTCTGGATTCCCAAAAGCCTGGTTGAGCACATCCAGAAATGGCCCGCCAAGCAAAACGAGCTATGGCCAGAATGGATTCTGACCATGCCCGATTGGTTCGTTGAGAAGAACCTTTAGATTGAAAACGAGTGAGTGAAGTCCTGTTGTTGCAGGATCACTCCCCGCCCACCGCAACCCTGGCAAGTGTCGTCTTCGCGCAGGATCGAACGGCCAGTCCCACCGCAAGGCCGGCAAGCAACAGGCTGGAGGGGCGGCGGACTGGCCGTCTGAAATAAAGGCACCTGGCGCGTTCTGTTCATCCCCACAAAAAGGTTGATTCTCATGCCGTCACTTTATGCCGGGTGCAAAGCCGGCGCAAGTAACAAATAGGAGCTTACGCCTGAAGATTTTTTTATGGATAAGCGGGAATCGTTTGCTGTGCCGTAATGTTCGTGTCGATTTCATCGCCCCACACATCGAACAACGCCACACGCCAATACTGCGCGGCATGCGCCCCGCCAGACAAAGGCACGATTACAAAAGTCTCGGCAATCACATTCGCCTGCCCGGGCTCTGCTGCCGTCTCGTCCACCACAGGCGTGACCACTTCGGGATCGAATCCGTTCGTGGCCGAGAGCCACACCTTGACGCGAATCAAATCCGCCTCATTCGGCACGGTCCAAAACAGACGATACGCAACTTCTGTGCCGGACTCGCCGCCCGACGGTATCTCATGCCCGGGCGCAGTGGGCGGCAGCGGAATTGGATTCGTGAAATTGTGGGCCATGATCGGCCCAAGTGAATCATCGATATACCTCGCCTGCACCTCAACCCTGTGGTCCCTCACCAGAAGGTTGTCCCATATCGCATCCTGGTAGGTATAGTGCAATCTGCGCTCCCACGTGCGCGTGTAGGTGTTCCCCAGGATCGGCGTGGATTCCGTTGTGTTGTCATACACCCGAATCACCCAGTCCATAACATTCGGCGCATCCAGCCAGCCCACCTTCCACTCAAGGTATTCCCAGTCCAGAAGGATGATCAGGCCCAGTCCTCCACCCACCACGTCAAACTCTTCCGTGATGAACGGGCCCACACCTTCATTGGTCACGGCGCCGACACGGACATGCAATTCACCCACGCCCACCTCCAGCACCAGGCCCGTCTGCGTATGCTCGCCCCGGTTGACCCAGGTTTCGCCATCGATGGAAGTCTCCACCACGTATCGATTCACGCCAGGCACGGGCGACCAGTAAAGCTGGACCGTGGGCTTGTCGGTATCAATCTGGTTGATGATTAAAAGAGTGGGCGCAGTCAGGGGTGGTTTCGGATCAGGCAACTCCTGTGAGGGCGGCGTGCCCGGGCCTGGGTTGGCTGAATTCTCCTCCAGTGTATAGATTTCAGGCGCGTCATTCACACAGGTGATTCGGATGACCTCGCCACCTTGTGGCTCTATGCGCACAATCTTTGCCAGCTTGCGATTCACGCCCGCAACGCCGAACACATAAAGCATCGGCTCATTTTCCCCGCCCGTCAGAAAATCGTAATTGGATGCGCCGGCGCTGATGATCGGCTGCATGGCATTATCACCTTCATTCACCGGAAACGGCCCAATCGCCTCACCCTGCCGGTTGCGCAGCATCATCACCTTGCTGCCCGGCGCGGAGAAGTCCAAAGGCTCCGAAACAGTTAATCTATGCTCGCTGCCCGAAATGTATTCCGACGCCACGATATATCCTGTCTGGCCCCATGATGGTGTGTCGTGCCCGACGATCACCAAATCGCCATATGATCCAATGTAGCCCTCCAGCCCAGTGTCAAAGGAGATGTTCTCGCGCAGATACTTTTTCGTGCCGAGCGTGTAAAGCGCCTCCCGGTAGGCGTGGTCACGATCCTGAATGCCAGGAATGCGCAGGTCCTCGGGGTTGTCCGTCGTGCCTCCGGGCAGTGTGGCGATGACTGTCTCTTCCGAGTAGCCTGTGTTGGGATCGATGTAGGCAACCTGGAGGGAGTCATGCTCATTCACTTCCCACATTTTCAGGTTCCAGTTGAACGAGCCTGCCACCATGTTGTCCGGAGTGAAAAACATGACCGGCACTTCCTGCAACTCGTCCCGCCTCATCGTAATCAGCGAACCAATCAGCAGGGGCACGGCGCGCCCTACCCGCGCAATCGTGCGGGCCGCTTCCCAGACCGTAATCGGGTCACGGAATATCCAGTCAAAGTGTTCGTTGCGCCCTTCGTATGCCGCGTCCAGTTCCTCCAAACGGCTCAGGTCCAGGAAGGTGTCGGTGACCCTGCCGCCATAAAGCGCCTTGAACACATCCACGAATGCCCAGACGATGGAGCGGGTTTCGATGGGCGCCGACCAGCCTCCACCACTCTCCCACACCGGCAATTTGCGCGTGGCGATGACGTTGAACCGAACCTGGGTCTGGTCGTTCAGGTTGCTGGAGGCCTGAATCTTCACGGCCAGCAAAGTGACATCGCCCCAGGCCTGGCTTTCGGGCGCGAAGCCCTTCAGCGATTCCCAAATAATCATGTGCCCCGACCGGTGGTCCTCCACCTTGATGGTCAGGCGCCTGATGCGGACTTCATATCGTCCCTCCGCCACCGTGGGTCCCTGCACAGTGCGCCTCTGCGGAGTGACTGTCGCGAAGTTGAACAGAAGCGAGGACGGAGAAGTGAAAGCCACCCAGGTACCGGGTCCCACAGGCGCGCCTGCATCGTCAATTTCGCGGTACTGTATTTCCACAGTAATCTGGGCGGGCCTCACTTCTCCATCGTCATTGATTCGATACAAGCCGCGTGGGAACGCAACGTCCACCTGCATGCCTGTGATGAGCGTGCCGGAAGGGTTGGCGGCGAACGGGCCCTCCCATCCGTCCGGCACATACTCGTCCTCGTTCGAGCCATAAATCTCCTGGTCGCCTACTTCCACCGATGTGTAAACGGACGTGGGAAAGAGCGTGACCGTGGAGCCGGGCGGAACAATTTCGTATTGCACCTCCGTGAATACATCGATATCCGTGTCTCCAATCCTCACTTCGTGAATTGCAAACTCACCTTGCCCAAGGCAAAAAATCGAATGCTGGAATTGCTGGTTGTCGAAATACTGAAAATAAGGCCTCGCCGCCACGGCAGGGTAAATCCTGTTGCGCCCGTAGCAAACTTCAATCGGCTCACCCAGCCGGACCACGTTCTGCTGGCCTCGAGTTGAGAAAACAGGATCACTCTCGGGCAACTCGCCTGGCGTGGTGGGCACATCAACGGTCAAGGCGAAGGCAAGAGACAACGCAACCAGCGCCACCACGGCAATAACTATGATGGCATAAATGCCCTGAGGCGGGAGCGCGATGAACTGCACCACGTCCGTGGCCTCAATCACATAGTCCCACTGCTCACGCTTGAGATATTTGCCATTGACCGCGCAGATGGTGGGCGTGTCGAATTCGCTGAAGCCAGGCGTTTTTATCTGCAACCACTGCCGGATCGAAACACCACCGGCATGAAATGACCGCTCCGTGTTGCGGGGCTCAAATACATTCTTCGTTTCTAGGATGTGGGCCATGATCTGTGCCGATAGTATTTGATGTTGCGGAACGAAAACGCAATTTTCAATTCGCGCAGTGTATTGACAACCACACCACCCGAAGGACTCCAGGCATGGATGACTTTGCCCCCGTTTTGTTCAAGGTAGATTCCCACATGGTGGAAAGCCACGGTTTGGCTCATGGCCACAACACAACCCTCAAAAGGATTTAGTTCGGGCCTCCACTCCTCCACAATCGCACGGGTGACGGGAAACTCCGGGGTGTTGTGCGGCGTCAGTCCAATCCATTCAGGCAGGGCGATGCCGAATCGCTTTTCGTAAATGTCCCGCACCAGGCCCCAACAGTCGAACGAGTCCGGGCCTCGGGCGCCTGGCTTGTAAGGCTTGCCCACATAATCAATTGCCCAGTGTGTTCTCATTTGAAAATCCAGATGGTATCGGAGACGAGATGGCATCGGACGCATTCCCAGCCACCACAATGCAAGCGCACCAACGGCCACTTGCAGTGCGGACACTCAGGCAAAAGTAAATAAGAGGTTTTCATCCCAGAGTTGGAAAGCGCTCCCGATTGTAAAGCTCCGAAGGAGATTTCCTGTTTACCAGGTCCATAAACGTGGCCGTGCAACTCACCTGCAAGGGCGTGATGGCCACGTCCCGCACAAAAAGCACCAGAGGCGGAACCATCTGCGGACCCGACAGGTCATTGGACATATACGGCCGGTAGGTGATTTCAATAGGCACTTCTGAGGTAAGCGCCGTCTCCACAAATTCCACCACACGCTGGCCCACATTATCGATGGCGATGTTGAGCGTTTGCTGCCCGTCCTCAGTCATGGGTGGCAGTGAAAATTGAAACCCAACCGGCTCAAAAGTTCGAAGCACTGAGTTTTCGTCATACGCCTCGAAAGTGCGCCGTGTCTGCGATATGTAAACCGTGTCCTGCACTCCAGTTTGCTTGATTTCAAGCGTGTGGATGATCGATATGGAAGCAGGCGCGAGCGCGTAGGCTTCCTTGATGGCGTCTTCTAAAGATTCGTTCACGATTCCTCCTCCACCACTTCCATCATTGCCGACACATGAAACAGGTTGTCCGTACGTTCCAGCGTGTAGGGCGAAAGGAAAGCCACGGTGCGATTCACCAACTGCCCGCCTTCAAATCCGCCCAGCACAAAATAGTGTTCGCCCTGCGCGAGGTTCACCTCCACGAAGTCCTTGAAGATTTCAAATTGATCCTCGGTAAAGTTCCAGTTGTATTCGCACATCTCCAGGGGCTCTGCGAATTCCCGCCGGACTCTCGGCCTGCCCGTCTCCATAACCGTGACCGTTGAGCGCGGGTCCAGTGGATGAATCCTTTGGATAAGCGGGTGGGGCAGATTGTATGGCCACGATTCGGTCATGAGAAACAAAAATGTTGCGTGAGTTTCCAGTGCCCGTTCGAAACCAGGATATAAAAATCGCCTTCAGGATCGTTGTGGTCCGTGTTGCCAATCTGCGCTTTGTAAAGACCACTTTTGGCATAGATGGGCGTGGGATAAAAGTCCCAGAAAATCTCCGAGTAGATGTGGATGGTGAGCCCCTCCAGGTTTTCGTCGCGCTCACTGATAAAGATGGCCCGGGCATGGGCGCGGTATTCGGCAATAATGCCTTCATTCGGGTCCACATCCTCCGGCAAGCTCCAGACATAACTGGAGAAAAATGTGCTGGGAATGCCCGCACCGCAGGACCACTCTCCCGGATAGTAAATCTGATCGTCCCCGCCCTGCACCGGATCACCACTCTCAGGTTCGGTCGGCACTGCATCCCTCGGCTCAATGATCACCACGGGATGGAGCAGGCAGATGGTTGCGTCCACCATCCACGATCCGTCATTGTAGGTGGATCGTATCTCGCCCAGAAATCGAACCTGCCAGTTGGTCACGGCGCTGTTTTTCGGATAACGCAATTCGAGCGCGAAGGTGGAAGTTCCATTGCCCAAATCGTCCAGATGGAAGGCCCGGAAGATGTCGTGCTGGAAAGGCGTCAGCACAAACTGAACCTGAAAATTCTGATAGGCTGGATAGAAGCGTCGGCGCCGTGCCAACCTTCCGTGTGTTCTGTCACTGACCAAAGCGCCCATGGTCGGTCCGCCTGAGTAATCGATATGCGGCAGGGGCAAGGTCGAAGGCCACACATTGTTTACCTGGACGTTCATCGTGTGCCGCGCCTGAGCCCGTAGGCGCGTTCAAAAGTTTTATGGACAGGACCCTCTCCCTTTGCAATGTCCCTTTGTATCTCGGCCTTGGCTCGTTTCACACTTATTTCGATAATGCCCTCGGAGTTAAGCCGGCTGTCATCCACATTGATGTTCGATCCATTCTGGTTGTTCACAATCACGGTGACACCGCTACCCAGCATGTTATTCGACAGGACCGACCCATTCGAAGCAGGATTGAACACCTCGGGACCACGCTCACCCACCAGGTACGCTGAATTTGCGCTCACAGAGCCCCCTGCCGCACGTTTACCACTAAACTCAAGCTTCACTGCTTGAATGGAGGACACGATGTTAGCGGTCGCTGCAACCACGCTCGCGATGGCGGCGAGGTTCAGGGGCCAGGGCATGGCCGCGGCCCCTGCAATGCCCTGCTGGATTTTGATGATCGATTCGGCAATGGCGAAAGCTTTCGAGGTTGCGAACATGGCTTTATACATGCCTGATTGTTTGCCCGCAAAGGCGGCGGTGATGTCCGCCAAATCAGAAAAAGCCTGCTGCCCGGAGACAATCAAAACTTCGTATTCCGCCTGCTTTAGTTTTTTCAACTTCTCCGTATAGGCGGCTTGAAGCTCCAGCATTTTCTCATGCTCTTCCTGCGTCAGTTGGATTTTGGAATTCTTTATCTCTTCCAACAGCTTCAAGGAGTCCTTTGCCTCGATTTCTTCCTGTGTCATCTGCGCCATGCCGGCCAGTTCCTGACTGCCAAATCCGAAACCAAATGAAAGCGGGCCGCGCACGGATTTCGCCCTGCCTGCGGCGTCCATGCCTGGCAACTGGTTGAAACGATCCATCAACCGTTTCTCATTCATCAACTCTTCCACCAGGCCTCCACCACCGCCCGGCGCTCCTCCCGCCATCATTGCCAGTTCCGCATCCGTGTAGGTGTGCTGCACCTTGAGCAATTCTAGTTCCGCGTCCGTATAAGTCTCCCTCGCGTTCTGCGCCCTCTGGGCAATGTCTGCAATCTGTTTGCTCCACTTCGGGGCGGCATTCAAAATTTCAAACTCCCTTTGCAGGTCCTCGCGCGCCTGTTTGAAGTGCTCAGTATTGATCGAAGGCACTGTGGCACCCGGCGCGCCGAATCCAAATATCTCCGCGGTGGACTTCATGCCCGCCTTGCGGTTCAGTTCGTCTTGCTTTTTGATCCATTCATTCAGGTTGGAGATGATCGGATTCATCGCCTTGCCCGCCGTCTCCATCAGGGCTAAAAATCCTATCTGTCCAAGCTTGATCCCTTTCATGAACAGTTGCGCGGCGTCCGCCATGCGCATGAATCCTGAGATGACAACCGGCACGGTGTTATTTACAAAAACACCCAGCGTGGAATCCAGCCCATCGGTGGTGAAGGTAAGCTCCTGCAAGAATCCATTGAAGGCTTTCACATGGGGCGCGAGTTGCTCCCCGAGCGTGATAAAAATTTCGTTGAATCGATTCTTGGTGATTTGCAGTTGAGCGGCCAGGGTTTCGTTCCTTTTCGCCGTCTCTTCAATCAGCCTTTTGTTTTCCGTCCACTCTGTCTTGCCAATCGCCAACTGCTTGTTGAGCAGTTCGCCCGCGCCCGCGACAGACAGGAACGCCCGCTGCAATCGGGTTTCCTCGAATCCCAAATCCCGCAGCACCCGGGCGCTGTCTGTTCCTGATGCCTTCAGGTCTTCCATGAACCGGACAAACTCGCCAATGCCGCGCCTGCCTGAATTGTTCAGGTCGAGCAGAACTTTCTGGATGGCGGTGCCGCCTGCCTCAGCTTCGATGCCTGCGGATGAGAAAGCAGCCGCGATGGAGAACACCTCGTCACTGGTCAGTCCCGCAATCTTGCCCGCGCCTGCGATGCGGTTCGCCATCTCCAAAATCTCCCGCTCTGTCGCGGCGCCCGCATCTCCCAACTTGGCAACCACAGAGCCCATCCGATCGATGTTGCGGATCGGCTCCTGCATGATGTTGGAGATTCGTGCGAAGGCCGTTGCCGCCTCTTCCGATGCCATGCCCGTCGCGGTGCCGAACATGGCAATGGTTTTTGTAAACTGCTGGAGATTCTCAGTGCCTTCCACTCCCAGTTGCCCGCCTAGTTCCATGATGCGCGACAACTCAACCGCGGTGTTCGGCATCTCTTTCGCCATGCCGCGAATCGCTTTGGACAGCCTATCGAATTCCTGAGGCGTTCCGCTCACTGTCTTTTTGACACCAGCAAAAGCAGACTCGAAATCCATGAAGGCTTTTGTGGCGACCACGCCGACCGCAATACCCACCGCACCAAAGGCCGCGACGGCGCCAACAGAAAACCGCGTAACATCTGCAAGCATCCTTTTGGCGCCCCGGTCCACATCGATCACCGCACGGTTCATTCCCCGGGTAAGTTCCGAGGAATGCGCCGTGAGCCGAACGAATAATGTGCCGAGACTTCCCGAACCTCCCGAGCCTAAACTTGCTGCAATTGCCATTTCAGTTCCTCTTCAGTGGCGCGCCTGTCGCCATGCCCCAGGCTGCTTTGGATTTCTTCACACGTTCCCGAGGGTCCTCCGTCGAGATGGATAAATCCAACAGACAGTCGCCCAACTTCACCGTGCCCGGATTCTTCACAAGAGCCATCTTCAAATACTGGGCAACCTGCGCCAGGTAGTAGTCCTGTTTCGTCCGTCTCGTCTCCTCGATTTCGAGGAACCGCAACCAGTCCCAAAACTCCGTGTAGGTAATCTTCCCGGCCAGTTCTGTGACTGTCGTTTTAAGGTGAGAGGCGATGCGATACCAAAGCAGCCTCTCACCCATCATGCGTTTTTTGCCTCGGCCTCGGCTTCCTTCTGCTTCTCGCCTTCAATCTTGTTCAGGTCCGAAGCGGCGTCATAGATGGCAGCCGCGGCCGTGGAGGGCCAGCCTGCAATCTCTTCCCGGGTCACCGGCTTGGTAGACTCCACATTGAACATGCAGCGCGTGAGCAGTTCCGCCTGCATGCCTTCAAAGTCCCGGATGCCTTGCGGACGTCCCGTCTCGGCATGAAAGCTCATGCGCTTGGCGAGCATGTTCAGGTATTTGTCCTTTTCGGACGCGGGCATCTCGCGCAACTCGTAAGTGTGCCGGACGCCAGCCGCGTCTTCCAATACCACTGGTCGTTTCTGGGCCACGAGTGAAAACACAAGGGCCCCGTTTTGATGTTCTTTCATTGATGCAGGTTTTGTTGGTTAACTTAAAAAGCCGAGCCAGTAGGATTCTCCCACCACGCCGCCACTTCCAGTTGAGGCGTTCCCTCGTCATGGTTCGAAGGGATGATCGTCACCGTGGCGGTGGGCTGCTCTCCTTCGGTCAGGGCGCCCGGAGTGAATTCATCCACCCAGCCCCAAAAGTGGAGCGAGGCGCCGTCTGGGAACGTCACCGTGATAAGCTGGTTTTCGTTAATCTGATCCCGAAGGTCGGCATAAGCTTCCGTCTCATACGCCGCCACAATCGTCATCGGGCTCAGTGTCTTGAGGCTTTTGGGTGAGGCGGTGCGCAGTGTCTCATTGCGCATCGTGGTGGTGTCAATCGGACCACCGCCCTGGTAGCCTGGAGGCGTCACCTCCTTCTCATAGATTTTCAGCGTTGGATCATTCGCCAGCGTGATTAGTGTTTGGTATCCGTCATCGATTCTTGGCATATTGCATGTCCCTTTCGGTTCAAGGTTAAGTTTCTAAGCTAGGCCTTGCATTTGTTCAATCTCAATCAGTTGCAGAAAGTATGCCGAAAATGTTCCACCGGGTGTTTTCATCATCCACGGGCTCCACAGTAAATCGAAAATTATTGCCGCTGAAACTCACGCCGGTGAAAGTGCCGGCGCCACTGCCACCACCTCCCACAAATTCAGTGTCCTGGTAATTGGAGAAGGGCACATACTGCCATGCGGCTCCATCGTGGTACATCAAAGCCCTGTCTGTGTAACCGCTCACCCGATTCGCCCCGCTTGCGTCTTCCTTGCCCACAATCCACAGGTCAACGGTGTATTGCTTCGCCGTGTCCAATGCCGCCAGTGTCACAGTGTAGGCGTTGCCAGGCGCTCCGGTAACAACCCGCGCATCCCGAAATGTGACGGCTCCTGAAAAGCTTCCACTGGTAACACTCAGGGTTGTGCCACTCATGGATAATCCCGTGCCTAGTGAAATCTCTTCCGGGTCGCCCGCGCCACCCGCTGAACCCCTGCCAATCAGGCGCGAGGCAGCGGACACATTCTGCATGCGCGCATAAGTCACAGCATCATTCGGAATCGCGCCCGAAGGTATGCCCAGGATTGTTGCCTCGATTTCATCCGGGTTCGGTGTGGTGTTAATCGTCCATTCAATCTCGGCATTATCAATGAACTTGGCGCCGGTCGCCGAGGTTGCATTTACCGAAACGTCATCCCCCACCGAGACAACCTGCCAGGTGGAATCACCGCGCAGGAATGTCGTGCTGTCCGCAGAGCCTGAACCAAGCCGGGCGGTCGCCATTGTGCCTGAGGTAATGTCCGAGGCGGCATGAGCATGCCCGGGAATGGACGCGATTTGCCAGGTCTGATCACCCCGAAGAAATGTTGTGGAGTTTGCCGTCCCGGAACCCAGCCGGGCGGTCGCCATTGTGCCTGAGGTAATGTCCGAGGCAGCGTGTGCGTGCCCTGATAACGATACAGGTGTTCCGCCCTGACTTAGTGTGCCGGTGCTTACGTCCACACTGGAATTGCCAAACGTGATTACCGGGTCCGTCGCGCCACTCAATCCCGCGGTCAGTGTGCGGGTGGAGTTGGCGCTGTTCCAAATCGTCACATTGTTGACGAAGGTTTCCGGAGCCCACAACAGAATCACGGCCAGTCCTTCAGAGCCCGGATCACCACCGGTCAGCCCGGCCCCAGTCTCGACACTGGACACGTAGTTTCCCGTGGTGTCGGTGGAGAGCGCAACAGAGTTTGCCTGAATCGTTGCAGTGGCTGCGCCAGCAGCAATAACCACGTCACCAGAAATTGCACTGCGTTGAATGCCGGCGGAGCCTGTGAATTCAAGCCCGCCTCCCACAGAAATCTCTTCCGGGTCGCTGGTGCCTGCGGTATCGCGTCCGATCAGCCGGTCTGTGGTGATGTTCTGCATCTTGGCAAATACAACCGTATCCGAATCCAACGTCCATATGGCCGTCCCACCACTGACGGTGATGTCCCCTTTGTCCCCCTCCGTCAAACCGGTGACTGCCTGCCATGTCGAATCACCGCGCAGGAACGTGGTTGAGTTGGCGGTGCCCGAACCCAGGCGCGCCGTGGCCATGGTGCCTGAAACTATATCACCAGCGCCATGCGTATGCCCGGTCAGGGACACCGCGGTGCCTCCCACCGTCAGGGTGGTTCCAACCACAACTGTCCCGGAATAGATTGCCCGAACCGGATCACTCACGGAACCAATGTCCCGGTTCGAATCAAAAGGAATCAAATGTCCGGTCGTGCTGATTTGCCAATACGGCACTCCCTCTGCCCAAAATGTGATGTCCGATCCTCTGATCAGAAGCGGATCAAAGGCGGATGCGTCCCGGTCGTAAGCCTGAATGATCCCAGAGCCTCCACTGTAAGCCAGTTCCAGTCCCGCTCCCGTGCCCGCGACTGTCGCACCAATCGCCCTGAGTGTGTCGCCTGTGACAATGCCTCCCGAGGTGATTGCCCCTCCCGCACCAATCGTGCCCACTGCTGAAATCCCACTGCCATCGATGGATGCAACCTCCGTGGAATTCACCCGGAAGCGGTGCTCGTTTCCCGTGTTCACATTGTAAAGGATTCCAACGCCACTGGCCGTGGTTGCGTGGGTAATCTGCCCCCACCTGGGATGGTCACTGTATCCACTGCCGCCAAGTCCAAGGGTAAATTGGTCGTTGTCATTTCCCAATTGAAAATGAGCAATGGCATTCGCGCCAGTGTTAATATTCCTGTTCTGGATCGTCGCGCCGCTGTTCTGGTCCTGCACCACACTAATGGGAATAAAGGTGGAGGTGATGCCATCCCGCAACGCCAACCCGGTGGTAATCCTGACTGAGTTAGGAAGTCCCACTGTGATGTCGGCGTTTTCAGAACCGCTTCCTGAAACCTCCACCTCACTGGCAGTGCCTGTGATTGTCGCCACATAGTTGCCCGTGGTGTCGTCCGCCAGTTCCACAGCATCGTCGTCCACAATCCAAACCGTGCCTGTGGCAGATACTCTGATGTCGCCCTTGTCGCCGTCGGTTAGTCCCAAAATTGGCTGCCAGGTTTGGTCACCGCGCAGGAATGATGTTGTGTCGGCCGTTCCCGAACCAAGCCGGGCGGTGCCCACCAACCCACTGGTGATGTCTGTGCCGGCGTGCGCATGTCCCGCCAATGAGACAGCGGTACCGCCCTGTGTAATTGTTCCACTGGACGCGAGTGTTCCGGTCACTGCCACTCCGGAAGCATCAACCACAAAACGATCCGTGCCGGCAGCGGCTTGAAATCTATGAGAGCTGGAAGCATTCACCTGGTATTTAATCCCAGTCGAGGAACCAAGAGCCACCTGCTGAATAATCCCCCACCTTGGATCATTCGAATTTGTCTTCCCGTTTATCCTGAAAAGCATGCTGTCAGCCTCATTAGCCACCGTGAACGCTGCATAGGCACTCGCACCACCACTGGTGTTTTGGTTGATGGCAACCTGGGAACTGTTGTTGGCTGTAATAATCCTGAGAGGAATGGCGGCAGTGCCTAATGTTGTTCCGATACCCAGAGACTGCGCCAGCAAAACCGCATCCGGTAATCCAACCACAATGGCGGCATTCTCGGAACCACTGCCAGCCACCTCCACCTCACTGGTTGTTCCAGAAACAGTGGCGGCGTAATTCCCTGCCGTGTGTGTTGCCAGCGTCAGTTCCGCCAGGCTGGAAAGTGCCCCGGAGCTTCCATCATTCACCACGACGTGCCCGGCCGTGCCCGAGGCTATCTTGCTCCGGGCAATCGCGGCGCCCGTGGCAATCTCTGCATTAACAATGTTGGAGACGTAACCATATACCGTGTCCGGAGTTGTGGCGGTGTCCAGCACCCAGAAAAGCTTGGTACTGTTCGTGAGCGTCAAATCAACCACCGCGCTGCCATTGATGTCAATGGAATCACCCGAGCCGGCGCCACCGCCACTCAGGTCCAGTGCAACGATGCCGCCACCCAGGTCCGTTAGCTTGGTGTTTGTCACCCTGATTTCCGAAACGCCAATCACGCTTGGCGTTCCATCATCCTCTTCCACAGTCAGGGCAGAGGGCGCGAGCAGGGCGGCGAGGTTGTTCAGGCTGATCACCCGGTTGGTGCCGTTCGTGCTGCCTGTGTGGAAAACGAAAAGGGCGCCTCCTCCCACCGCATTGGTGGTGAGATACAGCCTTGGATTGGAAAAGTCCGCGGGCAGCAAAGGCAGGCCGTCCACAACCGGGAATCTATTCGCCTGCCCGCAGGCAGTGACGACACACAAAAACAGGATGGGAAGGAATTTCATGCCAGGGATATTGTCACAACCGCATTCAAGGAAAAGTAATGCCGAGGACGGTCCGAATCGCCGATGCCCATTGCCAGGATATCTCCCGTGCGTGAGATGTTCTGGACAAGGTATCCCACACTCTCCACCGTCACCGTCACCTGGTATTGTGCGTCCAGCATCAGGGCAATTTCCTGAATCTTGAG